GAATGCCCCCATTTACAGAACCAGAAATTATAGAATTTAATACATATGATCCCGTATCAATCCATCCATTCACCAAACTAAGGGAAGAGTTATCTAAGTAAGATGCGAAAGGGTTAATTTCGTCAATCTCATCTAATGCGCTTTTTATATCTTTATCCATATACTACAAATAGTATAATATATACTTTAAATTAGTCCATAAAAAAAGCCCCCCATAGGGGGGCTTTTTGATTATTTATTTTATATTATTATTTATTCATCAAAGAGCTTGATCACCTTATCGCTATTATCTGGTGTTACAATTTTTGATTCTGGAACTAGCCCGAAAGTTCTATTGTATTGCTGTAAGAGTCTTTCATCCAGCTCAATAGGTTTATTACTTACCGTAATATCACTTTTATTAAAAATCCACTCAGTACCTGTATCGCGCTGATCCGAACTTAGCAGCTCTGAAAACCATACTGGGAAAAGCTGTACTTGAATTTGACCATCTTGTGTTGGTTGAAGGTGAACCGATGCAGGATTTCTCACTACGAGGGTTTTGGTATTTTCGCTAACTAGCTGGCCAATAATTGATCTTTGACCATCAATAAAGGAAACTAAATCTTTTGCTTCGACTGGTGTATTTTCACTCATATATGTATATTTTATATTAACTTTTGCATTATTCAAGAAAATAATTCAAATAAATCGCAACGAATCTGCTCGTTAGGCTTTCTTGCCACCCAATTTACACGTTTGTAGAATCGCTCAACAACGCTAAAAACAATTTTGTTAAACATTTTTTCATAATCAACCTTAAATAGATCTTTCATCTGACTAGGAAGTTCATCCTTAAACCCGATAACTGAGACCCCATACTTATTTGCTGGCTGGACATACATCCAGCGAATTTTATCGCCCGTATTTACCGGCTCATATTCGGTATCAATCGAAAGATCTTTAAGGATATTATTATAATAGTAACCCGCTTTTGCATGAACTGGCATGCCTTTACATGTTTGAAATCCATTGCATTTTCTTACATACTCATCAAACGATGATAATCCCACAACAAAGGATATATCTTCAACTGGTAGCGAAGTAAAAATATCATATGCTTCTTTAACGGCTTTATCCGTCTCAGCTTGAGACCTTTTCATTAACATCGTCTCAATAATATTTTTTACATAAGGCTTTACCGGATCGGGCATTGTTGTTCTTACAACTTCAACTCCGGTATACTTAAACTTATTAACCTTTACATCCTCATCATCTAGAATATGCATTGCATATCGTTTTTTCTCTAAAAATAAGCTAACATCACTTATTACTTCCCTTTTAAATACAAGTCTACAATCTTGAGAGTTGAAAGATTTAATAGCCCATTCTGTTATGTTTTTGTTTAGATAATCTGTTAGTTCCTCACTGTACTTATAAACGTCGCTAGATAAATTACCATTTTCATCTGTAAACTCTTCTATAATCCCACTATCTACTAGAGACTTAATCGATATATAACACGAATCAGTATCATTATATACAACCGGGTCATTATGTTTAAAATAATCATCTGATATATTGGTCTTTTCTTTAAGATAGTTTTTAGCTAATACGTTGGATTGTTTAATAACAGCTTGACCCGAAAGTGTAATACTGCTAGCGATGTCATCATCTCCAATAGGCGAATGTTTATTACCGAAATACCCATATGCGCTATTAATAAGAACCTTAATTGTCAATTGCTTAGTATCGAGTCTATTAATTGTAAATTTAAGTTCTTGCTTCCTGTTCTCGCTATCAATATCAGTTTTATCTTGTAAACTAACTAATTCTAAAGTAGCTTTACGAAGATCGTCTTTAACCTCTACTCGCTTGTTGTAATAAAAGTCTACCATCTCTGGCATAATACCTTTAGTTTTCTGAGAAAATAAAATACCTGCTTTTGATATCGCTAAACTTTCTTTCTTAACTAGTTGACCAAATTGAGCAGGGGTTAAATCAAACGTTTCTCCGTTTACGTACCTTACTACCACTTTACTCGAGTCATGAGAGACGATCTTACCAACCTTAGTCTCTGGAGACATGTTAAGAGAAATCATCAGGTTAGGGTATAGTGAGTTGGCATCAAAAGATACCACATACTGTTGAAACCCTTCTAAAGGTTCACCCACAAACGCGCCCGGATTCTTACCAGAATCTTCATGTCTAACAAACGTTGCAATCTTTTGATTCCGGTCACGCGCTCTAATAGTAGCCGCTCCATTGATAACAGCAACAGCACCCATTGCAGCTTCGAACGTAGTTAATCCAACATATGCTAACATTCGAATCAACTCCATATATCGCAATTCTTCATCTAGCCTTTGGAGCAGAAAAACGTCGTGTATGTTATATTCAACAAACGTTTGCCAGTCTTGTGCGCATAAATCAGCGATGTGCATATTACCGTATTCGATTTTTTTCTCCCCGATTTCAATTTGAGCAATATTATCTAATTTATATGAATCACGATTTTTTAATTGAAATCTTTTGTATACATCAAGATAGTCTAAACAAGAAACGCCATCAATAAACCATCTTACTGAATTTTTACCGAATGCCCCTCTAATAGCTCTATTATAAACATTTCCAGTAGGTGATAATCTGCGAACATGCTCCTCACCCATTACGTTATGAATTCGGTTTATAATGTAAGGTATATCGAATCCAGCTGAGTTCCACCCAGATATAATATCCGGATAGTCAGCTTCTAGAAACGTTAGCATTTTATCGATAAGCTCAATCTCTGTCTTACAGTTGTAATATGTAAGTTCAGATGGATCGAACTTCGAGGAATCAAACTCTCCTACCCCCCATACATGTTTATGCTTCTCGATAGTATCGTAGATAGTTACTACGTTGATCGGGTGAACTGCCTCTTCAGGGTCTGGAAACTCATCCCGAGCTACAGCCTCAATATCAATAAACTGTACCTTGAGAGGCATCGATGAAAACTCGGGCAGCTCATTATCTTGCCAGTACTCATCAATTAAGAACTGCTGATATGTTGGAAGATTTTCAAATAATCTCCTTATACCGGTATCACGAATAAACCTTGTTCTTTCATACTGGTTATTGAATACCTTCTTACGTACTTTAGTTTTATATATGGAAACTTCGTCTCCATTTTTGTCTTCAATATATACGTACGGTCTATATGGTTGAGTATATGAGGTGCGATTTCCTTGTGCGTCCCATGTCCATACTTTAACTTCTTTAGTCCGCGGTATGTATGAAATATTTCTATATCCTATCATCGATTAAATCTCGATAATAATATACGATCTGGATCACCATAAGGCAAGTTATAAAGTTCTAAAAAGCAATCTAAATTTTCATCTCGTTCCAGAAATCTTTTTTCCGCTACTTTATATCGACTAACAGCCTCTGATTTATATTTTCTACCATTAGATAGAGTCTGTTCAATTTTTTTGATCATATCATCTCCATCGCTAAACTTAATAGGTGCATCTTTATATGTGCACATATCTTGACATGCAATAGGTATACCGAGAGCGCACGCCTCAATATATTTTAAATCACTTTTTGCTCTATTGAAATTATTATCAACTAATGGAGCTACTGCCATTTGAATTTCGAGATCGTTTAACTTCTCAGGGTATAGATAAATTTGCTGCCATGGGTGGAACTCTATTTCCCCAGACTGTACATATGGCCTAAGCGCAATAGGAAACGCCCCTACGAATACCCATTGGAATCTCTTCCGTGTTTTAATTACAGCTTCTATAACGTGATTAAAATCATCCCGTTGTTTATCCTTATTATCGACATCAAAATGTGCCCCTGACCCGGCATATAATATTCGAGGTTTATTCTGATGCTTTTTATAAAGCTGAGTTATTCTCCTCTCATCAAAGAAATTACCAATCCAAAACTTAGGCGGGAAGTTAGGTATAACTGTAACTTCCTCTTTACCTGTTTTTTCTCTATAATAATCGCGCATAAACTCGCATGTGCATGTAATTTCATCACACAACTTCATTATTTCAAGAGAAGATTCTCTTATTTCGTCGCTTTCAAATGCAAACTTAAATTTATTATAATCAGGAATATCCTCCCGAAATATAATATCATCAATTTCATAAACAATCCTACAGCCTACTTTGGGCTGTATTTCTTTCTTCAAAAATTTTACAAACTCTAATTGATTTTTTGTAGCTTGGCGCTGTATTCGAATAACTTTTGTATTTGTATAAAATTCGGGATTAGTAATCATTACTGATGAATTTTGTACTAATGCTTTATTGTGTACATTTAATAAATGCTCAGGCCATAACATTCTCCATAAACCACAACCACTATAGTCAGCTAGATAGTTAATACAGCGAGGTAAATCTGTAGGGTCTCCAGACTGCTTAGGAGGGGGCT